TACACGCATCATGCAAACTATGGCGAGTTGGGGTACAATCCAAGAGATTGAAAGTCTAGAGCCGAAGCCAGCAAATGAATGTGTTTACACTTCTAACACTTCTGAATTGCTCAGTGATCAATGGTTACCATGTCCCGATTTTGATCGCGTTTTGGGAGGTGCCGTTGAAGCTGGCAAGGCTCATCCCTCATGTATTGGAGGACGCATGGAACTTACTGATCCTCGTTGGACTCTCTTGCGTTTGTATGCGATTCGCATTGAGTCTTGGGGTAGCTCTCGATGTCGTCGATTTTTCAAGGATTTGATTGAACAATTTCACAAAGATCATAAACAGTTGTTTCTTGATACACCCTCTGAACAGAAAGTTCATGAAGGGGTTACTTGGGGTGATGTTCGCTCCGTTTGGAAAAGTGACCTTGAATTGTTTTGGTTATACACTGGTCGAGAATCGGGTTCTGCAGGTAATACAACTTTCCCTTTTATTTTCGATTCAATGGAAACAATGACCAAATCTCCCTTGAATTATGCTGTTTATCGTGAGCGAAAGAAGTTTGATTCCACTCTTGGTTACCCTGGAGAGGGACCAGAGGATGTCGTTCAACGCATCCGCAAAGATGAACTTGAACGGAAATTGTTTTGTCCTCAAAAAGTCGTGCAAATTGAGAAATTGGATACGATTTTTCATGGAGCACGTTGCCCTCGTTGTAATGCTCGTTCTCGTAGTGGACAGCATTTGTGTCCAGTTCAAAGTTTTCCTGTGAAGCAAGGTGAAGTGCAAGGTGTGAATCTTGGTTTCAAGAAGTTTCAACGTGATTTCAAAAATGCTCGACAGATGTGGGAGCACGCTCGCACGTCTTTTGAACCTTCGGGTTCTGAAAATCATCGTAATAAACTTCGTTTGAAGAAAAAACGCTATCGCCAGAAGAAGAAACTTGCGGCGAATTCTTTTGGTGAAGCTTCGAACCCGGGTCCATGGTATTCTCCTTATGATCTTATGTTGTTGGGGTTGAAAGGTGAGGAAGCACAAATTAAATACCATGGTAATTGGGGTGGTCCGAATTATTCGGCCGGGAAGTTTACTAAGAAGGGTGAAGTTCCGGACTGGAATCATCCCTCTGTTGACCAGCTGGATGAGAGTTTCAAAAAGCATGACTACAATTATACTCGGATGAATCATCGAGATGCTGATCGTTTGTGGTTAGCGGAAGCTCAAAAGCTTCCACCATCTTTGAAGAAACAATTAGCTCAACTTGGATTTCATGCAAAAGTGCATGCCTCGTTGGATTCGTGGATGCCTTCTTGGAATAAGAAGAAAGTCAAAGATCCGGGTGATTATCCTTGGCAAAAGGTGGTGAAATTTTCACCAAAAACACTCGTTGATGAGATGGCATTTCAGAATCCTGTTGAGGAAACTGTTCGGTATGGGGAAGCTGATAATCCAGGTCCTCCCAAGAAGAATGGCAAGAGCAAGAAAGGAAAGAAGCAGCCGGTTGCGAAGAAGGCTGCGAAAAAACTTGTTCAAGCCGTTAAGCAGGAATTGTCAATGCGTAAGATGCGTGCAAAGCAAGTCCAGCCGCAACGGCGTAGGCGTGGCGGCGGAAGTCGACAAGTTGCTGTTCGTACGATCCCAAAATCGATCACTTTGCGTTCTACTTCAACCAATTCATATCGTTTTAAGGGACGTGTCCTGCTCAATACGCTCAATAAATCGGAGGCTTTTGATCAGTATGCGACAAATTGGTTTTTTGATAATGTGACTGTTGCTGGTAACGCGAAGTTGAACTTCCTTGACATCAATCCATATTCTCTTTCGGTTTTAGCGAATATGTTGGGGGGTGATCAGTTGCCCCTTGCAGTTGCCGATTATTTTGAGAAATGGCGGGGTAATTTCCGCTTCAGGTATGTTCATTCGTGCGCGGATACGACCCCAGGATCGTTTGGTTTCTTCATTGATAGAGATCCTGCTGATACTGATGAGGATTTTCTTGGTTCTCAACAGTTGATTGCACGTATGGACAGTCACGGAGGCAGACAGTCTCAATACGCATTGGATAGCGTTTTTTCTGCTTCAGGCAACAATTTGTATTTGCGTCAGTCTGCAAATTCTGATATTCGCAAAGTTTCGGCTGGTCATGCTTTCTGGTTTAATATGATGGATCCAGATGCTCTTGGTAGCATTGTTGAGTTGGGCAATATGTACATGGAGTATGATATTACTCTTTACAATCAATGTGCTAATGAACGTTTGATGTTTGGTGAATGGGGTTACGCTGTTTCTGGAACTATTGGTGCTACAACTGTTTTTGCACCGCAGACTTCCTCTCGTAAGTTTCCCTATTCAAATTTGATTGTTCCGGCTGTGAATACCACTCATGCTTCTGTCGGTGGTGCCTTGCAATCTTTGATTTTGAACTCAAATCAGACTACCCCTACGAGTTATTTTCTTCAAGTTCAAGGGCAAGTCACGAATGGTAATGCTGTTGCTCTCTTCTTCAATGGCAATGGAGTTGATTTGACATCTACTTGTGTTGTGGAGGATTTTACTTCAACGAGCACGTTGGGCACTACGACTTTTTCTTTTGTTGTTTTGGTGCCTGCCAATTTACCACCTGATTCAGCTGTCATTCGGATACAAGCTACTGTTATTGCTACTGGTACTGTGTCCTTTGATGTGTGGTCTTTGCCTTCAACATTTTTCTCCTCTGATTGGGCTTCTTTGCCTCCATTGAATTGGTCTTCTATCAAATCTAAGATTCGTGCTGGAGAATTCAAGCAGGGTAGTCAGTCTGGTCTTTCTATTGAACAGCGAATCGAGGATATGGCAAATGCCTTGAAAGAACTTCGTGAAGACAAGAAACAGTCAGAATTTTTGTCTGTTGAGCAGGATTCGCCTGTTGTTGTTCCACAAGATGAAATCATTTCAGATCAAGGTGTTTTGATGCGCCGTCCTTGTGTTCAATTACATTTGGCGCAAAAGGTTGTTCGTGTTGGAGAAGCGAAAAATCCTGGTCCAAAGAAGTGTTTGACTCAAAATCTTAAACCTTGGTTGTTGAAATGTCAGAATAGTGATGTTACTGTTCGAAAGACGCGAACTGATCTTGCTGATCAGTGGAAAGGGATTGAAGACCCTAATGGGGCGTATGTTATGTCAAATGAGACATATTTTTCGATCGTTGTTTTTCTCCGAAATTCCCGTTCTCCTGTGAAAGATGAGCAAATGCTCGCCTTTGCTAAGGCTGTCCAGGCTGTTCTCGATGAACTCGATGACATGGAAGCCAAGCATGATTAGTTGTGGATGTTTGTTTTATCTCTTTTTTCATCCATAATTTGACTGATTTAAATGCGTTAAGAACATTTGTGTAGCGGTTATTCCACTGTTTTACAATAAGGGCTCCTCAATTGAGAGAAATCCTGTGTTCTTTTAAATATGCTCCTTGCCAAAGCTGTCCTCAGCTTCTATCATTGGGTTGGTCCCCAGTGGAAATGAAGTAGGATGAGATTGGAATCTGGGCCATTGATGCTGTACCGAGTACTTTTTAGTATGTGTCTCCTTGTGTGGGCAATCGGGTAACTTCATTGGACCTGTCCTTTTTAATCCGTTGAGTGTACGTGCTGTGTTTGTGAG